AATCACACAAGGGTTAACGATCACGGTCCCCACTTCTGGGACTAAAAACTGGGATCAGCAGCTACTTACTGGAGCATGGGAGAAGATTTCTTCCCATGACCATAGCGGTGGAGGAAACGGATCTCAGTTAACAAGCTCTTCGTTAGCGCCTAACTTTGCATTGGTTCAGGCATCGCTTCAAACTATAACTGGTGCTGGACCGCATACTTTAACAATCGACTTCGCAAACGGTAACATCCATTTAATTGACCTTACTAGCGTAAGCGCAGGAAGCACTGTCAGCATTGTTTTAGCTAATCCAGCAGCTGGAGCAGACTATAAGATATTCATCAGACAGCCATCAGCAGCAATTACTTTGAGCTGGCCCATTGCTCCTGCAGCTTTAGTTAAATGGCCGCAAGGGCAAGAGCTAATTTCTACCACAGGAATATCTGGAGCAGTAGACTCTGTTAGCTTATATTATAATTCAATAGACTCTGTTTACTATGCCGATTGGCAAGTAAACTATTCGTAAGGGAGATTTATTATGCCTTTTCCTATAGCTGCAGCTGGTATTCTTGGTGGAGCCAGTCTTCTTTCTGGTATCTATCAAGGCAAGAAAGAAAAAGAAGCACGTGAGTACGCTGCAAAGCAAGAAGCAGAGCAATCTGCGCTGGAGCGCGGAATGGAAAACGTAGGCCGTCAGCGCGAAGCCCAGGCTGCATCGCTTCAGGGTCTTATCGAAGCTTACAAAACGAAGATGAGGCGCTAATGAACTCCATAGCATCACTTGGCGACTACATTAATGCTCAGAAAGAAGAGGCTTTGCTTAACAAAAGAGTACAGGCTCAAACTGATGCTCAGATGGAAGCAATGAAGTCTTTCGGTTCTGAATTAAAATCTCCTGAACTTGGATCTCAATTTGCTGAAGGCCCTGGACCATCTTTAGGTGGTCCAGACGTAAAGCAATTAGATATGATGCCAGGAATTGAGTCTGAAATGAAATCAGCTGGAATAGAACCAGCTGTAGATTTTAAAACAGGCGCAGAGGCTAATGGCGGCGCAGATATCGGTGGAGATGTTGGAAGTGCTGCAATTATGGCTGGAGCCAGCGCACTGAAGGGAATCCTGAAGGCTAAAGCCGAAAAGGAAGCTCTTGAGTTCCAAAAGAAACGGGAAATGACTGAGAGTCAATCCAAGGCTCAGCAAAAGACTGCAGCTCGCGGAATGGGTGCTGGAGTCCAGAATATGCAACAACTAATCGCTAACTTTCGCTCTTCTGCGAGATAAGGAGAACCATGAAACAAGATAAAATGTCGGCTGCTAAGATGCACTACGAACAACTCATGTCGGCCTTGGCTGCACTTGGGATGAGCTTGGAACAATTTCAAGAAGAGATGGACTCTGAAGAGCCTGAAGAGATGGAAGAAGAGGGCGGAGAATACTCTGAAGGAATGGAAGAGGCTCCAGAAGGCGTCAAGCAAATGCCGAGCAAGTCTAAGATTGCCATTATTGTCGCTAAAATGAAGAATAAGAAGAAAGCTTAACAATGCGTAAACTGGAAACACTCATCACTGCAAGCCGGAGAACGACCGAAAACCTTGAGTTTACGGCTACTGCCGGGATTCAGGACGAGGAGTTTATCCAGTTCTTTAATGATGCGCAGGAAGAGATTCATGCGCTAATTAACGATAACTGGCCCCATGTTCTTATGGCGTCAAAGATCATAGATCTTGTCTCTAATCAGGAGGCTTATGACATTCCTGATGATGTTTACATGGGAACCCGGATCGATTTCGTTGAATTCAGCAAAAGTAATCCAGATTACTTTTATGCACTGAAGAAGGGGAGCCTCAAGGAGCGCCTGAACGGGATTCAGGGCGATCCAAGCTTTTACATCCGTAACGGTACCCAGCTCCTCATTCAGCCACGCCCTCAGAGTAACTCGAAGATCCGAGTAACTTACCAGAGAGCAATTCCAAAGCTGGATACTAAGCGAGGAGAAGTTGAGACGGTTACTCTTGTTGGAAACACGATCTCCTCGTTGAAGATTAACGATGCCATAGCTTTCGATCGGGACTCGCTTCTTGAAGAGAACTTCATCTGTATAGCCGATAAAAACGGCGTCATTAAAATGCAAGCGATCCCTATTCAGGCTATTAGCACGACTGGAGTCGTAACCGTTGAGCCGGGCTTTGTTTTTGATACCGGAGAAACGATTGCAGCTGGAGACAGCGTGTTTAGAGGTAAATACTCAACTAACTTTTCTCAGCTGCCAGACATTTGTGAAAAGGGAATGCTTGAGTACACCAATACCCGTATCAAGGTTAGAGACTCTGACACGGATGCGGCTCCGCTTGCTCAGGTGCTTGAGCGAATGCTCGCAACGCTCAAATCAGCGTTTGCAGAGCCGGATAATGATCCAGATTACATCACTATTTTAGATGGCCAATACTTGGGATGGGATAGCTACTAATGCCTGGACCATATCAGCACATTCAAAAATACAAGAACTTCTTCGGTCTCGATCTCAAGACAAACGACCTTGATTTCGAAGACCAGTACGCGACTGTTGCTGATAACGTCAATTTTACAGCTAGTGGAACCCTTGAGAAGCGAAAAGGATATTTCACTCATGGCACTCAGGGTGCCAAGTTCGGGATATTTACATATAACAGAGTAAACTCAAACGGCGTAGAAGTACCTGAAGTTGTTGGTGTTTCAAACACTATTCAGAAACTAAATAAAGTAACACTTCAGGTTACTTATACCGGTGCCCAGATTATTGCGCAGGTAAGCATTCGGTACTTTCCAAATACTGGTGTCTATAGATGCGTAATAGTGGAACAGTTTGCAACTGTACTCGACTTTAGCCTTGGTATTGGAGACCAAGATAACGTACCGGTAACAATTACTAATCTAGCTTCAGCAATTAATGCTCTAGCTAACTTTTCGGCAACGATTACTGGAAACGGTAATACTCCAGCCTCGTTTCTTAATCCAATAGAATTGGTAGACCTTACTGCTGGACCGGCAAGTACCTATGGACGCTATTGGTCTAGTTTAAACACAAGCCCTCAGACTGGAAAAGCTGGGCCACTTCAAGGTTCAGAGACGAATAAAAACGAAGACAATTTCGAGAACGTAACTTCTGTTCAGCTTCAAAACTGTATCTATTTCTCAAATGGGTACGATCCAGTGATGAAGTATGACGGTCAGAATGCTTATAGGGCTGGCATTGCACCTGCTTCCGATGGGTCTGATGGAACTTATGCAATTACTGCTACTGGTACAGCAGGGCCTGTAGGCCCAACCCCTCCTCCTAACGTGTATGTATGGAGGCAGCAATTCATTCAAATTGATGCAAGCGGTAATTTCGTCGAAGGCAATACCGTTTACAGCTCTGAGTATAACTATGCGGAGCCTACTGGTGGGACTCCAGCGACCGTAACCCTTTCCAATATACAAGCTGGATCAGGGTATAATACTAACTGCGCCATAATTACCGCATCGGGTACTGGTACTGTCATTCCTGTGACGATTGGTCATACGATGAAAGCTGGTGATACCGCTTTTCTGTATGACACTGTATCGGCCACCTACGTCACTCGTACCGTGGTATCGGTTGCAAACGCTAGCGTCACGGTTGACTCATCGGTTGGATACTCGAATAGCGCAACCAACAACCAAAACGTCATCAGCAATAATCTCAGGATTAAGGTTCTTAGAAACCAAAATACTGGAGTAAGCCCTACTCTTTGGTTTGAAGTTTCTGAGATCCCTAACAATAGCTTTGCAGCGACTTCTGCTTATTCTGACGTAACTCCTGATGCGAGCCTTGTATCTCAGTTTGTAGAGCCAGCAACAGATCGCTCTCCCCCCCGTCCTGGCAAATACATTTCCTCGTATCTGAACTTGATGGTTACAGCTGGAAGCATTAGCAGCCCGAATGAGGTTAGTTTCTCAGACTTTGCGGGTCCTGAGTATTTCCCATTGGTATCTAACCAGTTCACGGTGAATAACACTCAGGGAGACATTATCACTGGGATTCATCCATCCTCTGAGACGTTCTTGATCTTTCAGAGAAGAGGCATTCACGCAGTAACGGGTGACGTTCCTAACCAGTCATTTCGAGTAGATACAATCACTCAGGATATTGGCTGTGTGGCTCATGCGACCATTGAAGACGTTCGAGGAAAGATATTCTTTCTATCAGAAGTAGGCCCTCGGGTAATGGCTGGTAATTCACTTCCACTGGGGCTTGGAGCGGCA